AATAACAGTACGCTCCCCGGTGGTATCACTGAGGGTACGGTTTACTTTGTGATTACGGTCTCGGGTGATGTTGTCACTGTCTCCACCACGCAAGGCGGCGCTTCTATCACGCTCACGACGGCGGGTGATGGTATGGTTTATCGGGTAACACCTATCGCCATATCGTCCGGTGTCACGCCGCAGATTAGCGGCGGGTCTGCTCTAATTATCGAGGAATAAACATGGGTGCACGATATATGGTGTCTCGTCCTGCTGTTGCGGTTTCAACCACAGCGGACACGTTAACGATTACTGCTCCTGCGACCCGATCACTCAAGATATGGTCAATCCGGGCGCTCAATACCTCGATTACAGCCGGATCATGTATCGTACTGGTACAGCGTTCGACGGCTGGGACAACGCCGACAGCGCTAACTCCAGCACCTTTACATCCTGATTATGCTGCTGCAAGCTTTACAGTCGCGTCTACATGGGCAACCCCCCCAACGCTTACAGCAAACACCATTGAGAAAAGATTGAATGCCACAGGTGTAGGGTCTATCGACCAGCAAACGTATCCACCTGGACAAGAGATTGAAATACCTGCCGCTGGACAAATATCATTCCGGGCAGAAAGTGGCACGAACCTTGTTGCTTTCGACGTTCTCGTAGAACAGGTGTAGTAATGTGTTCATCTTCTATGATGACGGTACCTATGAAAGCCCAGAGTATTACCTAGTATCTCCGTGGTTTGACTTAGCGAATCTGTCTGCTGTATTTTATCCGGCAGAATCTAGTGTTATAGATCTATACCCTGAGTGGTATAACGGATCTATTGAAGGTCAAAATGCGCCGTTTGTTGGGGGTAGTTCGGCTGCCTCAGTAGTTTCTGCTACTGCTACGGGACAATCAGTCTCACAAGCTGCGGCTGCGGTCTCTGTCAGTGTATTGGCTCAATCACAGTCGGTCAGTCAGGCTAACGCGGCTGTATCAGTTGCGGTACAGGCAACGGGTCAGTCGGTCAGTCAAGCTAATGCAGCGGTATCGGTCGGTGTTAAAGCTGAGGGGCAGAGTGTCTCTCAAGCTGCTGCGCAAGTCAGTTCTGGCACACTTATTGCCGTCGATGCGACCGGGCAAAGTATTAGTCAGGCGGCTGCACAGGTCACGATAGGCGTTAAAGCTGAGTCGCAATCGGTATCACAGGCTAATGCCTCGGTATCAGTCTCGGCTCTTGCCACAGGTCAAAGCGTTTCACAAGCGAACGCAGCGACAGCAATAGCAGTCAAGGCTGAGGGTCAGTCGGTATCGCAAGCGGCTGCGCTGGTTTCGTCTGGAAACACCATATCGGCTTTTGCGACAGGCCAAAGCGTAAGCCAAGCAGCTGCGAATGTCTCTGTTGCAGTCCAAGCGACGGGGCAGAGTGTCAGTCAGGCTAATGCCAATACGACAGTCGCCGCGCAAGCCACGGGTCAGTCTATATCGCAGGCTAACGCTGGCATAACAGTCGGTGTTGTCGCCGAAGGGCAGTCGGTTAGTCAGGCCGCTGCGCAGACGGGGGACGTGATATTTATCAGTGTCACAGCTGAGGGGCAAAGCGTCTCGCAGGCTGCGGCTATTGGTATCGCATTTGTTGAGAGTCAGGGGTCTGGTGGTGCGACTAAGCCGAGCGCTTGGAGTATGCAGCGTGCCAGACAAGCTAGACAAACTAGAGCACGACTCGTTGAGCTTGCCAAGGCTGAGATTGAAGCCAAGCCAGAAATTGAGCTTCAGCAAGAGATCACTGTATCGCCTAAAAAAGTCGTACGTAATGCGCTGACAAAGGCTAAGCAGAATCTCTTGTCCAAAGGTGTCACACCTAGCAAGCAAGAGTACGACCAGGCGGTGCATCAGCTCACGATGCTGCTCGTCAAGATAGAGCATGACGCACAGCAAGCGCAACAGGCCCAGATTGAGAAACAGCAAGCGGAACTTACTCGTCAATACGAAGAGGAGGAGGAATTCCTCGTGATGCTAATCGCAAACGCCTATTAGAACTCGCTTTTAACGATTTTTTAACCCGACTTGACACGGTTTTGTCATGCAAGGAGACCTTAATTGGAAGCCGAACTGTTGAATGCGGAACCCACAGAAGCCGCGATAAGTGCTGTGGAACCGGAGTTGAAAACCGAGGAAGTCACTCCCCCCGAAGGTGAAGAGCAGAAGCAAGAAGTCGATCCTGTCGAAAAGGAACGGCGAAAGATGCAGCGTTCTATTGACCGTCGCACTGCTGCCCTTGGCGTTGCGCGTCACCAGATTGAACAAGCTAATTTTGAAAAAGAGCAGCTTAGGCAAGAACTGGCGGCATTGCGTGACCCTGACAAGCAGGACGAAGGTGTTTCAGAAGATAAGGTGCAAAAGCTCATTGCTCAAAAGGCACGAGAAATCGCTGAATTTGAGCTATCGAAACAAGCCATATCGAGATCAGTTGAAAAAATGCAGAGCGAAGGCTCTAAGTTTGAAAACTGGGATTCGATGGTGAATGAAGTCGGTGATGAAATTCCGTTTTATCACAATGACAATCCAGCCAAGCCCACGCCATTCCTAGAGGCTCTCAAGGAGTTGGACAAGCCCGCGCTGGTCATTAAGTATCTTGCTGAAAACATGGAACAAGCAGAGGGGCTAGCGAAAGCCAGCCCTACGCAACTCGCAATCCGCCTTGCACGTTTAGAGGCTACTGCAATAGCACAGCCCACAACGAGCAAAACCCCAGCACCTATATCGCCAGTCGGCGGTAGAGCGAAATCATCCACAAACCCAGAACTCATGACACAAGACGAATATGAGGCGTACCGAAAAAAGAACGGTGCGAAATGGGCTAAATAAGGACTTATTAAATGGCTAACATTCTCCCAACCAGTTCGCTGGTACTTAAGGAAACCTTGGGCGTTCTCAAGAACAAACGCGGTTTTATGAATACGGTAAGCCGAGACTTTAACCAGTATTTCGGTAATCCCGGTGGCTACGATTCAAGCACCACTGTCACGATTAAAAAGCCTCCTCGCTTTCAGTTTCGTTCTGGTCGTCAGGCGACTTTGCAAGACGTACAGTTCCCTACGACCACGCTGACGGTGGCCCAAGGCGGTACGGAATACGGCTTTAGCGCATCAGAGCGCACCGTAAGCGTTTCTCGATTCGAGCGAATTGTTGAAGCTGCGGCTGAGACGGTTCTGAATCAAATCGATACCAACGGCCTAGACTTGGTACGTCGTACAGCAGGGCAGTTCACGGGTACTGTAGGTACTTACCCTAACTCGCAAGCAACTGCATTGAGCGCGATTACTACCGCCAATGCTGTACTTGACGAGCAGGCGGCATCTATGGATCCTATGAACCGCTTCCTCGCGGCCTCTCCTCGTATGAATGCTGCTTTGATTCAAGGTGAAGCGGGCCTATTTAACTCAAGCGATGCACTGTCTCAACAGTACAAAAAAGGTCGCCTAGTTGATAGTCTTGGCTTAACGATTTTTACGGATCAAAACGTAGCACGTCACACTAATGGCACTCAAGCTGCTGCTGTAACGGTTAACGGCGCGGGTCAAATCGGTGGTTCGCTGACAGTTCCTGCTCTTGCGGGCACTTTGACGGCAGGCCAGCGCTTTACCATCCCCGGCGTGTTTACGGTTAATCCACAAAACAGAACTACGCAAGCAACTTTGTTTGTGTATGTTGTTGCTAGTGATGTGGCGGCTGGTGCGACCTCTATCCCCTTGGTAACGCCTATCGTAACGACTGGTGCTTTTCAAAATGCTTCGGCTTCTCCCGCTAACGGCGCTACTTTGGCGTTTTTGGGTGGTGCTGGTGCATCTTATGAGTGCTCGGCTATTTATGACGAGCGTGCATTTGGCCTGGCAATGGTGCCTATGGCTATGCCTATCGGTGGTATTGAAGCTAGCCAAGATACTCAAGACGGTATCACTATCAAGGTATCCCGTGCGACGGACTTTATGTCTGATATCAGCATGTGGCGCCTCGACGTGATGTTCGGTTGGGTGGCCCTTTATCCCGAGCTTTCTTGCCTCATCGTAGCCTAATAGGAGTAAAAAAATGATTGTATTTTCTAAACCATACCAAGGCTATTCTCAAGGTCAGATCGTTCAATTGGCTACGTCTACCGAGGCGTCACTAATTGCTAATGGTTTTGCTACTGCGAGTGCTGGCCCCGTGACTGCGGGCGCTGTGACTGTCCCTAGTAATCAACAGCAAGGCCGCGTGACGTTTGCAGCGGCTGCAACTTCTTTGGTAGTGACTCACCCCTCTGTTACGGCAGAGTCCAAGGTGTTCGCTGTTATCGAACAAGCGGCTGCTGATGGCACATTTACCACGGTTGCTCGTGTGTTGTGTGCAAATGGTTCCTTTACCATTTACGCCAATGCTGCGGCTACTGCGGCTACGACTGTGGGCTGGTTCTTGGCTTCTCCTTCTGGTCAGTTGAACTCGAACTGATATGCAGGAATATCCCAAGTGCCTCTATAAAGACGGCGAACTAGGCAAAGAAACTGCCATTGCAACCGATGCGGCACATGAGGCTGCGTTGAACAAAGAAGGTTTCTTTGCTGTAGGCGCGAAAGATAAGAAGACGAAATGACAACAGCCCAAGACATCATCAATGCCGCATACACTCGCCTGGGCGTATTGGCAGAGGGACAAACATTAAGCGGGAACCTTAATGCGACTGCGCTTGATGCCCTCAATGGCATGATTGACTCTTGGAATACTCGTTCTCTTTTTATCTACAATATCAATGAGGTGGTTTATTCTGCCTCATCTGGTACGATCACTATCGGGCCGGGAGGCAATATCAGCATCCCGCGCCCGCTTAGTATTGAGTCCTCAAGCTTTGTCCGGGTTAACGGGTTTGACTATCCGCTGACCTCATTAGGTCTTGACGAATACGCAGAGATCAGCAAGAAGAACTTTACATCGCCGATACCGAGTGCGATATTTTATACTTCTGGTATCCCCTTTGGTACGCTGGTTTTATATCCCTACCCTTCTACAGCGGTAGAGTTGCATCTGTTTATTCTTGAAAAACTATCGGCATTTGCTGACTTCGCAACACAATATACCCTAAGTGATGGCTATAAACGGGCAATGATTCTGTCATTGTGTGAAGAGCTAGCACCCGGATTAACGCCGCTTGACCCCCTGATTGCTAACTTGGCACAGCGAGCGCGTAGGTCGATACGACTAGCGAATAGCACTGTGCCGATGCTAGAGTCCGAGCGCGCCAACTTTACCAGTAACACTGCTAGGTTCCTTGCAGGATGAAACTCCCCCTGCTAGGCCAGCACTACCCTTCATACATCCGCTCGAACAATAACAGCGCGCTCGTCAATTTCTATCTAGAGCAAGATCAAACGGGTAAGGATACGCTGGTAGCGCTACCCCGTCCCGGCCTTGAGTGGGTGATGACTGTACCGACGTTCCCGAACCGTGGCTCACTGTTTGTGCCGCAAACAAACCAGTTCCCCGGCGGTGGTTTTGTGGTGAATGGGAATGTGCTCTACGCGCTCGGTTCTGGGACTTATCAGGCTATCGGCTCACTCACAACCTCGACAGGCTTTGTGAAGATGACATACGGCGTGGGGCAGTTGGCAATTGTGGACGGCTCTAACCTGTATGTATATAACCTATCCACTGGCGCATTTACAGTAATACCCGGCACAGTATTTAATAGTGGCCCCATAGATGTATGTTTCATGGATAACTACATCATCGTATTCACGCGCTTTACTTACTACTGGTCAGCGATAAATGATGCAACGCAGTTTGACAGTCTTGACTTTACGACGCCTGAGGGTAAGCCTGATTCTATACGTGGGGCTTTGGCCCTTAACAATGAGATTCGGATTTTTGGGGATCGCACCCTTGAAATCCATTTAGACACGGGCGACCTGAATCAGCCGTTCCGACGTGCTGGAAACACGTTTAGCGAGCGCGGATGCGTTGCGAGAGACACGATACAAGCCCTCGATAACGCAGCCTTCTGGTTGGGTGAAGACGAAAAAGGTGGGTACACCGTCTGGCGTGCAAGTGGGTTCTCTCCCACACGAGTTTCGCATCATGCCCTCGAAAATGCGATGCGCCTGATGACGACAGTCTACGATGCCTACGCGTGGGCGTTCGTGATGAATGGGCATAGCTTCTACGTCTTGACATTCCCCACGGCTAAGCAGACATGGGCCTATGACGTAGCAACGAATCTCTGGGCTTCATGGACTTACTGGAATGGCGTGACGGAAGAGCATCACCGTGTCGCAACGATGACATACGGTAATGGTGTTTACCTCTGTGGCGACCGTGAAAATGGCAACTTGTACAGACTCAAGCAAGACGTTTTTACCGATAACAGTGCCACGATTCGCCGGGTGATTCGCACTAAGCCTTTGAATGCTGACAACAAACGTCAGTTCTTCGGTGAGTTGGTCTTAGATTTAGAACCGGGCCAAGGCTTGGAGCCTAATTATGCCCCTCAAATCATGATGAAGTCATCCGACGATGGCGGTTTCACGTGGAACAACGAACGATTCGTAACGGCCGGGAAGATTGGCGAATACATGAACCGGGCTATCTGGTGGCGTAACGGTTCGGCCTTTAATCGTGTCTATGAATTTGTATTCACTGACCCTATCAAGTGGGCCATTAAAAGCGCAACTATTGAATTGAGGATAGGTAAATGACAGTACCCGCAGCGACTAAAGATGCGATGTTGAATGCACTCACATTCACGCAGATGAGTCTACACAGCGCCTACCCCGGCACGACGGGCACGAATGAGCTGACAGGCGGTACCCCTGCTTATGCACGCAAGGCGATTACGGTAAGCACATCTGTATCGGGTGTGGGGCGTAGCCTATCAGCTTCGGCGGTGTTTGACGTAGCGGCAGGCACAACGGTGCGCTGGCTGGGCTTCTGGAACGGTGGCGTGTTTATCGACGCGCTCCCCAATGGCGGTGCGACGCCCAAGAACTTCTCTGTGATTACCGCGACTGACCAGATCGTCAGTACAGCACATGGCTACGCGGATGGGACGGCGATTTCATTCTTTGGCGTACCTCCTACGGGATTGACTGAGGGCACGATTTACTACACCCGTGACGGCTTGTCCTCGCCGGATATTTTCAAAGTGGCAGCATCTCCAGGTGGCGCGGCGATTGACCTAACCGGAGCTGCATCGTATGGCTGTATCGTGATACAGATCGTCGAACGCTTTTACGGTTCACAAGACACGCATACAGTGACTGCGGGTCAATTCCTGATGCCTGACTAATGCCCGGAACTACGACATTTCTAGGGTATTTCCGCCCGCAATTGATTTCATCGGCAAGCCCCGGCGCAAACACGACTACATTCACAGCGACATTTTCGATTAGGGGGACTTCTGGTGTTTCTGGGGCTAAGTTCCTGACAAAAGCCAAGTCTCTAAGGCGATGGATTCCACCGCCTACCGACCCCGTATTCGACGATGCTGGAGCGTATACGCCCGCATGGTATCGCTATCACGAGATGTTAGGCGAAGAGCGTCTAGGCGGCATTCTTGGCCCATCTATGACAGATGTTAAGAGCAATGTAACGACGACGCAGGCGGCAGTTAACCTAACGGCAACCTCGACGAACGATGTGATTGCTGCGCTCAACGCAAATGCGGCGGCGCTCAATATTATGGCAGCGCTTTTACAAGCCTCCGGCACGCCCGGAGCCTCGCAGATACCTGCAGCAGTGGCGACTACACCCTTAGATTTATCTCAAGCAGACAACGGCGGAAGCGGCGAATGAAGATTCTCACAGATCAAGACTTAAACAACGCGGGCATACAAGTAAAGCATCACTATTCTGACCGTGAGTATGCCAAGGAATGCTTTATCCCGGCTGGGACAGTATTAGAGCAGCACGACCATCCCTACAGTCATTTATCAGTGTTGGGACGGGGTAGGGCGCTTGTTGAAGTTGGCGGGATCAAAACTGAATATCAAGGCCCATGCTGCATAACGATAGACGCGGGCGTAATTCACACGGTCACGGCAATTACCGATGTTGACTGGTATTGCATTCATGCTGTCCAAGACAAAGACCCCAACACTGTAGACGCGACCATCTTAAGTAAGGAACAATAAAATGCCATTTGCTACCATTTTAGGGGTTGTTGCTCCTGCTGTTATTCAGGGGCTTATGGGCCAAGACTCTGCACGCCATGCGGCGAATGTGCAGGAAGATGCGCAAAAACGAGCGGCTGATATTCAGCAACAGCAATATAACCAGACTCGCGCCGATAATCTCCCCCGCATACAGCTAGGCCAAGGTGCAGCGAACCGACTATCGCAAGCCTATGGATTCAACACAGGCCCCTCACGCGAAGAAATCCGTAATAGGCTGCTTGCACAGTACACCAAAGCCGGTACACCTAATCAGCTCGGCGCTTCATCACGCTTATCGCCTATGGATGGCAGATTTGGCATGACAGGCATGGCAGCCGGGTTTATGCCAGATAACCCGAACGGGTTCGGCATTCAAGACACTCCCGGCGGCATGAACTCTACGGTTGACGAAGCAGGCCTAAACGCAGCAATCGATGCTGAGATGGCGAAGAATCAGCCCGGTAAGATGGATTTAATGTCCATTATGGGGATGGATCCCGGCTACGGGTTCCGCCAGCAACAGGGCCAACTAGGTATCGATCGTAAAGTTGCATCGGGCGGCGGGTACTTCTCTGGCGCGGCGCTTAAGGGCGCGGCAGACTTCAACAGCAACCTAGCCTCTCAAGAGTTTGGCAATTCTTACAATCGACTCGCTGGCATGGCGGGCATCGGACAGACGGCCTCTAACGCTACTTCTCAAGCGGGCATGGCGGCAGCGAGTAATCAGGGTAATTACTTATCTAACATCGGCGATGCGCAAGCCAGCGGGTACATAAATCAAGGGAACGCTTTGACGAGTGCGCTGAATAACGGCTACGGCATGTATAAAGATTGGAAGAGTAGACAAACCCCCGGTGGATTGAGTCAGTCAGAATGGGATCGTATTAACAGCACTCCGTATGCTCCGGGGTATAGCCCGCAAAATGGCGGAGATCCTTGGGGAGGTAACTACTAATGCTAAATCTACTTCAGCCACAAGTCCAATTCGACCCTCTAGGGATTGATGCTAGGGTTAATCAAAACCAACTGGCACGCCTGCAAAATCAATCGCACATACTGAAAAATCAGCAAGATCAACAGACATATGCCGACGATCAAGCGGCTAGACAGGCATTGCTAGCCTCTAATGGCGATGCCCAAGCCTTAGCGCGGGGGCTGCAAGAGCGCGGCCTACTGGGAGCCTATAACACGCAGCTCAAAAACAATTTAGAGCTTAAGACAAAAGAAGCTGACATCACTCATAAAACTGCTTTGGCTACACAAGAAAATGCTACAGCCGGCTTGCGCTTGACGGAAGACGGCATCAAGAAGATGCAACAGCATGGCGAAGAAGCCAAGAATCTAGGCAGTCATGATGATGCGGTTAATTGGGTAGTCCAAGCCTATAACAGCCCCGATCTTGGCGCGCTGATGAAACAAGGCGGGAAGAACCTCAATTTCTACCTGAAAAATATCCCAGAAGACCCAGCTCAACTGAATCAGTGGAAGCTAAACCAAGCCACATCCTCGGAAAAACTCGCTCAGTTCATGAGTCAGAAAAATATCGCCGATGCGCATGACAAGACTCTCAAAGACAATAATACAGCAGACAATGCGACACGCGTAAAAACTACAGGCATGAATAATGCCGCAACATTGGGTAGTGCAAATATTCATGCAAAAGTACAGCGCGATATTGCCGGGCTTAATCCTGATGGTACAGTAAAAGCGGCAGGTAGCCCATATCAAGGGCTTGTTGACACTATTGGTCGGGGTGATATGACGGCACAAGCGGCCCTTGCTAGAGTTCCCCCTGCTGTTAAATCTCAAATTATGGAGCAAGTAAAACAGCAATATAACGATTGGACACCTGATTTTGCTGTAACAAGAGTCGCAGCAGCGAAGAGCTTTGCTGCTGGTGGTAAAGATGCAAGTGCTGTTGAAAAGGGTAATACTGCGTTGAATCACATCGCAACGATTAAAGACCTAGCAAAGGCACAAGCACAAAATAATATTCCATTATTTAATCAAATAGCGAATAGGTTTGCTCAAGAGACTGGTAAGCCAGCGCCTACCAATATGCAAGCTGCTTTAACTATGGTAGGCCCTGAAATAAGTGGGGCTGTTATTGGTGCTGGTGGTGGTGTGTCAGATCGTGAAAAGGTAGATGCCGCTCTTGCTGCTATGAAAAAAGGGTCACCAGATCAAGTGCTGGGTACTGCTCAAACTATAGAAGATTTATTTGGTGGAAGGTTGGTAGAAAAACAGCGTTCGTATGAGCGTGGAACTGGTAAAAAAGATTTTACAGAGCCCGGTAGATTTTTATCGCCTGCTGCGGCTGCGGTATTGGCAAAGCGTAAAGATGTTAGTCAATCCACTCCGACCAACACTCAACGCCCTGCACTCGGAGACATCTTCAAATGATCAATGATCTGCAATCGCAAATCGCTCAAGCTAAAGCTGCGGGATATAGTGATTCGGATATTGCAGCACATTTGAGTACGAAGCCTGAGCTATCAGAAAAGTTCAAAGCTGCTACTGATGCAGGCTACAAGCCGGA